CTGTATCGAGTTGGGGTGGAAACCCCTTCCCGGTACTCAGCTGCCGATGTTATTCGGTGAGCTGTTCATCAGTGTATTCCATCCAGGCGGGGAAATTCTCCCTGACCCTTGTACGGAATGCGTCGAAGTGTTAAGACAGATCTTATATATGTTTTACAAATATGAGATCCCTTACACCGAGTCCCAAGAACAAGAAGTCATCCTCGTTCGAAAAAACGGAGGAAGACATTAAGGCTCATTGGGAGGACTTTGCGTCGAAAACGGCGCTTGGTCCTTATCAGTGCAATCACGATCATACTGAAGATAATCAACTTTATGTTGATCTCCAGGAAAAAGTGATCCGTAATGCAAAATCCCTGCTAGGCAGGCTCTTTTGCACGTTCGACCCACGAGACATTTACCCTAGACACGGGCCCGGTGCCGTTGCTACAAAGCAGCGACTCTGGGACAAGTACCGTTGGACTAATGTCTCTAAGTCCATCACAGATACGTATCCTTTTGACGAGTATTTCTGCTCGTCGCTTGGACACGTCTGTGATGTGTATGATGGCTTTAAAGCCATCACAGAGGTGAAACACCCGGCTCGAGTTTGTCTCGTGCCAAAGGATTCACGCGGTCCCCGTCTAATCTCCTGTGAACCCGTTGATTATCAATGGATCCAACAGGGGCTAGGACGAGGGATAGTCGATCTTGTGGAGACACACCCACTCACAAAGTGGAATGTGCGCTTCACCGATCAGGTGCCCAACCGAATAGCGGCCCTTTATGGGTCGTCAAACGGTCGGTACGCAACACTTGACCTCAAAGAGGCCAGTGATCGCGTAGCACTAGATCTAGTTCACCTACTGTTCCCGGAACACGTATATACGTGCCTGGTTGCAGCAAGGACCGACTCGACAGAGTTACCATCCGGCCGGACTATCAAGCTCAGGAAATTTGCGCCAATGGGTAGCAGTTTATGCTTCCCTGTATTGGCCCTAGTTACCTGGGCTGTCCTGTCCGGATGCGCTCCCGACGCATATACGCGAGAGCGTATTTATGTGTACGGAGATGATGTGATCGTCCCAACGGCTTACGCCGCGAACGCGATCGAACAACTGGAGTGTGTTGGACTTAAAGTCAACGCACACAAAAGTTGCACCAGTGGATTCTTTAGAGAATCATGTGGCATGGATGCCTTCAAAGGCTACAATGTCACTCCTGTCAAGTTAAAGACAGTCTGGTCATCAGTCCATTGCCCGAACATCTACGAGAGTTGGATTAGCTATGCTAACCAGCTCTTCGATAAGCAGTACTACGCTACCTACAATTTAATTGTAGGATGGCTTGGCCGTACTTACGGCCCAATACCGAGCGAGGACATGGGTTTAACCTGTCCTTCGCTACGCGTAGCACCCGAACACCTAAAGCCGAAGGTCCGAC